TCTTTAAGAACCCAAACTTTAAACAGGAAGAACTAAACGCTATTCAACAAATAAAAGACGAATGTATAAAAGAAGTAAAGTTATACGCACCGAAATATAATGATGCAGTAATAAAATACGATATTGAAACGGACGGACATTTACTTGTAATTGATATTGCAGACTTACATATTGGAAAACTTGCAACAGCATTTGAAACAGGCGAAGACTACAACTCACAAATAGCCGTTAAACGTGCAAAAGACGGACTACAAGGCATTTTAAACAAAGCTAAAGGGTTTTATATAGACAAAGTTTTATTTGTTGCAGGAAACGACATTTTACATACCGACAACGGAAAAACAACAACAGGTGGAACACCGCAAGACACACACGGAATGTGGTATGAAAATTTTATAATGGCTAAAAATCTTTATATAGAACTTTTAGAACAATTAATGAATTTCGCAGACGTTGAAGTTGTTTACAATCCAAGCAACCACGACTTAATGCACGGTTTCTTTTTAATGCAGTTAATAGAAGCACACTTTAACAATTCAAGTATTCGTTTTAACGTAGATTTAAAACACCGAAAAGCGTTTAGGTACGGAAGTAATTTAATAGGTACGACACACGGAGACGGAGCGAAAATCGAAAACTTACCTTTATTGTTAGCAACGGAGTTTCCTATATTATGGAGCAAAACAAAACACCGTTATATTTATTCGCATCACGTACACCATAAAACAAGTAAAGATTTTATAGGAGTAACATTTGAAACGTTACGCAGTCCTTCAGGAAGTGATAGTTGGCACCATAAAAACGGATATACAGGCGTTCCAAAAGCGGTTGAAGGTTACGTACATCACAAAGAATTTGGACAAATTGCACGATTAACGCATATTTTTTAGTTTGATTAAATAATTTATAGTATATTTGTCATTCATAGTTAAAAAAAAGAAAACAGTTGTAAGCTCCCCAGCACGCAGCTGTTTTTTTTTGTCACATATATTAGCAAAATTTGTGATCAATAACGCTAAATATAGTTTACAAAAACCACCATTATTGTCAAATATGCTTTACATAATAGGCATAATTCCGATTATGTCCAGTTTTTTAAGCAATAAACTTGACTTTTTAAGGCTATAACCTTAATAATAGCAAAGGTTTTAAGGTTTTAACCTGACGGTATTTCCGACAAGTGGTAAGTTTCCCCAAATTATTATAATATTTAGTGGTTGCAGTCGCAAATTGCGACCTTATTATTAAGTAAAAATTACCCTTATTATATGTTATTAAGTAAAAATTACCCTTATTATATGTTTTACCTTTGCACAAGGGCGGAATTTGCCCTTATTCTTATTTAGAATGAATATTGATAAGGTTTTTTTTTATTTAGAAAGCCCAATAAACATAAGGGTTTAAAAAAATAATCAAAAATAATTTAAAAATAAATGTTAAAAAGTGTTGCAGTTATTAAAATAGTATATATATTTGCATATAATTATTAACGAAAACAAAACACTATGAAAACAGAATTTAACAAAGTAATTGACTTCTTGGAAACACAACAGCAAGAAAACAAATTAAACACGAACCAACTGCATTTAATTATTCAAACGTTGGTTACATTTTTAGACGATGAGCAATTGCAAGAAATAGAAAATTTATTTAACCAATTTAAAAAATAAGACTATGAAAAACTTAATCAACTACTTTACACCAACAACCGAAGAACACAAATCGTTTTTAAGGCACTTTTTAGGCACTCTAACGATGTTTATAGTGTTCGGTGGTATGTTCTATTGTTTAATGTATTTAAAAGCGTTGTAAGATGAAAAATAGAATTTTAGAAATACATCACAGAGAATGGAATTTAAACTACGAATTTGCAGGTTGGGAATTTTCAATTGCTGGAACTTGGGAATTTAACGACTATGACGAAGTAAGCGAATACGCATTTATAGAATTAGACGTTGAAATTTCGCAGAAGTGGTTAATTGAAACGGATGACCATTTACAACCACACGTTCTTGGGGTTCGTCTTTTAGAAGATTTACGCCTTGAGATGCAAGAAGCAATAAATTCAGATTTAGCACACTACAACTTTTGGGAATGGAAAACAAGCAATGACGATAGTAACTACACTTTTTATTACGAGTTATGACAAGCGGAACAACCTACGAGCAATTAGATTGGTGGCAGCGACAATGGCGAGGTTCATTTGATTTAGGATTATACCTTGAAATTTGCAGAATAAAAAAAAACGAACACACTAAATATAAACCTATGAAACGATTTAAAGCAACATATAAAACTTATGCGTACGTTGGCGCACCTGTTAAGTTAGAAACACGAATTGTTGAAGCATACGACTTTCAGCACGTTAAAAACTTAATACAAAAGAACGATGACATTATAATTGAAATTAAACAAATAAAATAATGAATCAAAACAAAATGTACAGGTGTATAAAACTTATGGAGTACCTCCAAGAAAAATCAAGAAATATGAATACAATAGCAAAATATCTAAATGTAAGTATGAGAACAGTTTACCGTTATCTTAAACTTTATGAAGCACTTGGATATGAAGTAAAAAAAGATATGTTTAACAAAGTAAAATTAGAGAAAATATGACAGCAGTACAACAGGTATTCAGTGATTTAGAAAAATTGCACCCACAATTATTTAATGTTTACACAACCGAAGGCAAAGAATTTGTAAATCACTTTCATAAGTATTTAGCAATAGAAAAAGAACAGATGATGCAATGCTATGAAGAAGGTTACAATAGGGTAGCAAAATTAATTGAAGATGCAACACAAAGAAAATTTAACCTTTAAATCAGAATAATATGACAGCAGTAGAATGGTTAGGAAATGAAATTGATAATGAATTAAAAGTTATTGATAATTTATATGGAAAAGAAATAATAGGAAGAAAAATTGCGTTTGCTTTTGTAAAAAGAATATTAATAAAAGCTAAAGAAATTGAAGATAAACAATTAAATCAAGCCTTTCAAGAAGGTGGTGTAGATGCTCAATCAAATTATAAACATCATTAAACTTATAAAAATATGAAACTAATAGAAGTAACAAGTCAATCAAGGAGAGATTTTTGGGGAACTTATGAATGTGAATTTTGTAATCATGTAGAAAAAGGTGTATCAGGATATGATGACCATTTTTTTCATACAAGTGTTACACCTAATATGAAATGCAAAAGTTGTGGAGAATCTACCTTATCTAAAGGTGGTGATGTGCAACAAGTACAAACAAAGTATCCTGAAGGATATCAAATATGAAAAAAGTTATGAGAATAGATGACATTAATGAAATTGCTGCTGAACAAATGAATCAGAATGTACAAAAGTTAATAGACAAAGACATATTTGACCAAGCTATTTTAGCAATGGAGGAAATGTATGGTAGTGGTTGTGAAACTGAAATAGATGCTTACTTCAGAGGTGCTAAATGGATGCAAAAACAATTTAAACAACAAGAACAATGAAAATAATAATAATTGCATGAAATATTAGGAAAAATTCATGCAACTAAACAACAAGAACAATGAAACAAACAGCAGTAGAATGGTTAAGACAAGAGTTGTTAAAACGAGATATGGACATTTCAATTAAAGATTTATTTGACCAAGCCAAAGAAATGGAGAAGGAGCAGATAATTGAGGCTTATTGTAATGGAGATGATAATATATCTGCAAAACAATACTACAATGAAACATATAAAAACACGGAACAATGATAGAACTAATAAAACAAATAATAGAACAAGACGGACTTGCAAATAAAAACCGAAAACGTGAAATTGTACACAGGAGAATTTATTTGTTTAGGAAACTTCGTGAAGACGGTTACACACTTAAAAGAATTGGCGGGTTGTTTAATATGAACCACGCAACAATATTGCACGGTTTAAAAACTTACCAAGACTTAACGGATGTTAACGACAACCAATTAAGAATTGACACGGAGTATTACAAACTACTTTTGAATTTACAAGCTCCAGAAACAGTTGAATACAATTTACGAAATGAAATAAAAGAAGCAAAGAATTTAACTGATTTAAGATTAATACAATCGAGAATTAAAAATAATTTTTATTAATTCGTTTTTATATTGAAATAATTGTTATATTTGTGAACGGATTGGCTCGACACCATAAGTCCAAGAAGGAAATTATTAGCCTTGTATTGAAGCAGAAGTCGAGTCCTGCGGAGATATGGGGCTTTTTTATTTACTAAAAATTAAGATTATGGAAGAAATTTGGAAGGATGTTGTAGGTTATGAAGGAAGGTATTTAATATCAAATACAGGAAGATTAAAATCTATTATAAAAAATAAAGAAAATTTAATAATAGGAAGTTTAAGTGTTAAAGGATATTTGCAATATACATTAAATTGGAAATTAAAAAACAAACGTAATACTTATCGAGCGCATCAAATTGTAGCAATAGCATTTTTAGGACATAAACCTGACGGAATGAATTTTGTAGTTGACCACATTAATGATAATAAATTAGATAATAGAGTTGAAAACTTACAAATAGTAACACATAGATTTAATTGTCGTAAAACACAAGGTCGTTATTCAAGTCAATACAAAGGTATTTATTGGGATAAAAATGCTAAAAAATGGCGGTCGAGTATTATAATAAATGGAAAACCAAAACATTTAGGTTTATTTATTGATGAATACGAAGCACATTTAACATATCAAAACGCATTAAAAAATATTGAGTTATGAGTGGTTGGATAAAAATACATAGACAAATTATAGATTGGGAATGGTTTACTGATACAACTACTTTTCGTGTTTTTTTACAATTGCTACTAAAGGCAAACCACAAAGAAAAAAAATATAGGGGTATGGTTTTAAAGGTTGGAACTATAATAACGTCAAGGGATATTTTAGCATTTGAAACAAGTTTAAGCGTACAGCAAGTAAGAACAGCTTTAGACAAATTAAAATCAACCAACGAAATAACCATCAAAACAAGTTCACAAGGTACTATAATTGAAGTAGTTAACTATGCTAAATATCAAATTGTAACCAACGAAGTAACCAATAAACAACCAACAAGTAACCAACAAGTAACCACTAACAATAATGATAAGAAAGAAAAGAATGAAAAGGAAGTGATTTTGGATAGTTGGATTGAATACAGGAAGTCAGCAAAAAAGACTTTAACACAACAAAGCATAAAATCTATTTTAGTTAAAATGGAAAATTATACAAATGAACAATGTAAGTTTGTAATAAACAAATCAATCGAACAAGGTTGGCAAGGTTTGTTTTGGGACAACATACAAACAATACAAGAAGTTAACGAACCTAAAAAATGGAAAGCACCGTGGAGTTAAATGGATATAAAATAACCGAAGCAGGAGACGTAATTACTCAACTATTTAAGTATAGAGACAATTACAATAATAAAGGCAAATATTTAGGATTTAAAAGTTTGCACGAACATTATTCTATGAGTTTAGGAAATTGTACGGATTGGACAGGTTTTCCGATGAGTGGTAAAACGCAAGTATTAATGGAATGTTTAATGAACACTTCGAAATTTTATGGTTGGAAGCATTTAGTTTACTTTCCGGATGTTGGTTCTAACGTTGAAATAATTGCTGATTTAATACATAAGAAAACAGGAAAGAGTTTTAACCCTTTAGATAGAAACACGATTGAAGACAAAGAAATAACACAAGCTATTGATTGGGTTTTAGAACATTTTAAAGTATTAACTAAAAAAGATGTTAAGGCAAAACTTACACCAATTCAATTTTGGGATATGGCTGTTGAACTAAAAAAACACGATGAATTACACACAGCTTCAATTGATAGTTGGAAGGATTTAAACCATCCTTATAGCGACTACGGCGGTTACGCACAATATTTAGAATATGTTTTACCGTATAGAAATCAAATAGCTGAAGACAACGATTTACATTTGCATACAATTATACATCCTAAACTAACTGAAAAAGAAAACGGAAAAAGAAACGCACCTGTTCCATATGATTTAAAAGGCGGTAGCGAATGGTTCAATAGTGGTAAATGTATGATAACAGTACACAGGCAAGACCCTACATTTAATTTAGCTGAAATACACTTTAATAAAATTAAACCACGAAGCAACGGAAATATTGGAATGATAGAAATTTGGTTTGATAAAGAAAAATTGAGTTACTTTGAACAATCTAATCCAGCACCGAATGTTTATGAAAAAGCATTTGCTTGTAAACAAATAATATAAAAAACTAAAAAAATGGAACTTGAATTATTAAGTAGCAGAATAAATCTTAATCACACTTGTTTAAAATTACAAGTAAGCATTGAAGACATAAAAACAAAGCATCCGAATAGAACAGACTTAATTAGTTCAATGGAGCAAAGTTTACACGAAATAAAAAAAGCAATGGTTGTTTATGGTACTTTAGAAAAAGAGTTTAGAGCAGCACGACAAATGAACTTTAATTTAGAGCGATTAAATTTGGAACAAAAACAAGAATTACAAAACTTTAAAAGACAAATTGAATTAAACAATATGGAATTATGAACGTAGTATCTTTATTTAACGGAATGAACACAGGAAGACAAGCACTTGAAAACGTAGGTATAAAAGTAGATAAATATTATTCAAGTGAAATCAAACCTTATGCAATAGAATTAACGCAACATCATTTTCCTGACACAATACAGGTTGGTGATGTTACAAAATGGAAGGAATGGGACATTGATTGGAAAAGCATTGATTTAATATTAAGTGGTTCACCTTGTCAAGATTTAAGCGCAGCTGGAAAACGTGCAGGAATTAACGGAAGTAGAAGTAGTTTGTTTTTCGTGTTTGTAGAAATTTTAAACCATATAAAAACTTTAAACCCAAACGTTTTATTCTTACAAGAAAATGTTGGTTCAGCTTCAAAGTTAGATGTTGGAATTATGTCAAGGGCGTTAGGTGTTTATCCTTGTCGTATAAATTCTAAATTGGTAACTTCACAACTGCGAGACCGCTACTATTGGAGCAACATAAAAACGAAAGAAACTATGTTTGATATTGTAACTGATATACCACAGCCAAAAGATAGAGGGATAATGTTTAAAGATATTATTACAGGCGGTCGTGTTGAACGAGTAAAAGCACTTGCTTTATTAGAAAGTGAAAGTAGAGTAGTTACGAACCAAGAAAGCATTAAAAAACGAACAAGTCGAGAATTTATAAATATGATTTACGTTGATACTGATAAACACGTTGCTTTAAAAACTTGGAATGGAGACGGTTCAAAACAAGAATATTTAAAACACAGAAACGAAACAACAGGAATGCTTACATTAATACAAGAAAACGAAATAGTTAGAACAGTAAACAAAATTGAAATGTGCCGTTTACAAGGTTTTCCTGATAATTATTGCGATATTTTAACAACAGCAAAAGCAGGAAGTTTACTTGGTGACGGTTGGACACTACCAATAATTGAACACATATTTAATTTTATAGAACGATGAAAAACACGAAGAAATGTTTTAACTGCAAAGAAGAATTTACACCGTTCAACACCTTACAAAAGTTTTGTTTAAAAAACGAATGTATAAAAGCAATGGTTGAAGTTCAGAAATTAAAGGAATGGAACAAGAAAAAAAAACGAATGGTTGAAGACTTAAAAACAGCAAACGACTATTTAAAAATTGCGCAACAGGTGTTTAATAAATTTATTCGTGATCGTGACGCTGGACTAAATTGTATATCGTGCAACAAACCTTGTAAAAAAGAAAATGCAGGACACTACTATTCACAAGGCGGACATTCAGCGGTAAGGTTTGACGAAGACAACGTACACTTACAATGCGAAGCTTGTAACACTTATTTAAGCGGTAACCTGTTAAACTATCAAATAGGCATAAAAGAACGAATAGGAGCGCAAAGATTAATGGATCTTCAGGGCAAAGCACACGAAACAAAAAAATGGTCAAAAGACGAACTAAAACAAATAATAGAAATTTATAAAAATAAATTAAAAAAATAGTTGTTTATTAAAAAACTTTATTTATATTTGCATATATTATTAACTTAAACTAATTAACTATGAAACATTTATTTAAAGCACTCGCAGACTTTCAGCAAGAAGTTCCTGTAATTCACAAAGCAACGCAAGGGTATGGCTATACTTACGCAGACTTACCAAAAATTTTAGAAGTAATTAACCCACTACTAAAAAAACACGGATTAGGGTTTACGCAATTAATTAACGGAACACAAATAGCAACCTGTTTATTTCATATTGAAAGCGCAGAAAGTATTGAAAGCAAAATTGATATTCCACAGGGAGTAATTTTAAAAGGTATGAATGAGTTTCAAGTTTTAGGAAGTGCAATTACTTATTTAAGACGTTACGCTTTAAGTTCGATGCTTGGTTTAGTTACGGACAAAGATACTGACGCTTCTGGAGAACAAGTAAAACAAGAACCAAAAAAACCAACCATTGACAACGCACGTTTTCAAAAAGCTATTGATGCAATAAGCAAAGGAGAATATACGGTTGAAGAACTAACAACAAAGTTTAGTTTAACTGAAGCACAAACTAAAATATTGAAAGTATGAAAATACGTTGTTCAGCATTGGGGCGGTTAATGACCGCTCCACGCAACAAGTCCGAAGTATTAAGTCAAACGGCAAAGAGTTACATCCAAGAACTTGTTTTAGAACACAAGTACGGCATTAAAAAAGAATTTAGTTCACGTTACACGGACAAGGGTTTACAGTGTGAAGACGAAGCAATTAGTTTAGTAAACGATGTTTTGGGTTTAGGATTTATTTTTAAGAACGAAGAACATTTTCAAAATGAATGGATAACAGGAACACCAGACGTAAACACGAATGAAATTTTACTTGATATTAAGTGTAGTTACGAAGCACACACGTTTCCGTTCTTTGACGATGAAATACCGACACCTGCGTACTTTTTTCAGCTTCAAGGTTATATTTGGCTTACGAATAAAACCGAAGCGTTACTGTGTTATTGTTTGGTAAACACACCTTTAGAAATAGTTGAAGACGAAATACGCAGGGAGCACTGGAAACAATTTAAAATTGACGAAGACGCAGAAATTCGAGAGTACGTAGAAAAAAAACATAACTTCGACCATTTACCCAAAAACACGAAAGTAAAAGTTTTTAAAATAGAACGTGATGAAACAATAATTTGGGAAATACAAAACAAAGTAGAACAAGCAAGAATTTATTTTAACAATTTAATAGAAACAATATGAAAGAAAAAACAATAGCAATTATTATTTGGATAGCAATTTATGGTTTTGCTGCCGTTGGTATTTACAATTTATTTAATTGGTTGATATGAACATACAAATACAAGACAAAAACGTTTTAAACGTAATGGCACGTTTTAAAGAACGTTCGGAAGTAGGAATAAAGAAATACCAAACAACGTTAGAACGAACCGATTTAACAACGTTAGAATGGCTACAACACGCACAAGAAGAAGCGATGGACTTTGTTCTTTACTTGGAACGACTAAAACACGAATATAAAACTAAAAGCAAATGAAAACACAAGAACAAATTGTAAACGGTCAAGATAGTACGTCTTTTTGGCGTTTATATTGGGAAACAACTTTACCAAATTCAGTAACCGTTGAGCAATGGTTAGAAGTACAAGAATACATTGATAGTAAAACATTAGAATTTATAACAGAAACAAATAAAAACAAATAAAAATGGAAACAAGAATTAACACAGGTGCAATTTTTAAGAACGACAACAAAAAAGCGGACAACCATCCAGACTACAAAGGCAAGGTAAACGTAAACGGTAAGGAAATGGAAGTAGCGTTATGGATGAAGACTTCAGCAAAAGGAGTTAAATTTTTTAGTGTAAGTTTTAGTGAGCCATTTGTAAAAGGTGAGCCACAAATTCAAAGAAATGAGCCACAAATTAACGGAACTTTAAAACAACCAAGTTATGTTAATTTAGATGAAAAAGACGATTTACCATTTTGATATGTACATACAAGACGAGCAGTTGCGAACTGAAGTAAAGAAACTTTTAGCGTTTAAAACACGAAACAGCATAGTTAAAAAGATACAGGAAGAAGGAAGTAAATTTCACTTTTTCCAGCTTACAAACTTTTTAGAAGGTAAAGACGTTTCACTTTCAACACTTAAAAAAATAGATTGCTTCGTAAATAAATAACAGTCGTATAGACGCAGTTTTAATTGCGTTTATACTTTGTTAAAATACAGGCGCAGACTTAATTGTTTGCGCTTTTTTTGTTACAAACAAATTAATGTTAATAAATATATTTGGTTATTGTTGAAAAATTAAACATACATTTGCTTAATATCTAAACAATGAAAATTTGGAATGGTTAACAAAAGTTGCTAAACACCATAACGAATGGGTTAAAATGGTAAACACTTTTGGCGAATACTTTTTTGCTGAAGACATCGTGCAGGAAACTTATATAATGTTAATGAAATGGAGTAGCGAAGAAAAACTATTCAAAGACGGAAACATAAGCAAAGGTTATATGTGGTTAGCTTTAAAAAATACTTTCCTTCAGCACGTGAACAAAAACAACAAAATTAAATTTATACCTTTAGAAGATGTATATAATTTAGCAGAAGAAAACAACACAGAAGAAAACGAAGCTTACAACGATTTGTTAAATAATGTAGATTTAGAATGTGAAAGTTGGCACTGGTACGATAAACAATTATTTGAGCTTTACAAAAACACGAATAAAAGTTTAAGACAAATAAGTGCAGAGACTAACATAAGTGTAACAAGTATATTTAACACGGTTAAAACTTGTAAAAAACGAATTAAAAATAACGTAGGAGAAGACTACGAAGATTTTATAAACCAAGATTACGAACTAATAAAAAAGAAAAAATGAAAAACGAAAGTAAAGGATTAGGAGACACAGTAGCGAAAATTACAAAAGCAACAGGAATTGATAAACTTGTTAAATTTGTAGCAGGTGAAGACTGCGGATGCGATGAACGAAAAGAAAAGTTAAATAAACTATTTCCGTATGCAAAACCGAAGTGTTTAACAGAAGATGAGTTTAACACGTTAGACGCTTATTTTAAGCAAAACACGAACACACTAACAAGCGATGAACAAAACAGTTTAATAGCAATTAACAACCGAGTATTAAACCAAAATTTAACGTTTAGTACCTGTTCAAGTTGTTTACGTGATTTAGTAAGTAAGTTAAGAATAATTCACGCAGAATACACACCAGAACAAACAGAAGAAACAACTACTGAAAATGCAGAAGGTTAAAATTAACGCAATAAAGACGAACCCAAAAAACCCACGTTTAATTAAAGACGACAAGTTTAAAAAGTTAGTTAAATCAATACAGGAGTTTCCACAAATGTTGGAACTACGACCAATAGTTGTAGATGAAAACAATATAATACTTGGTGGAAATATGCGTTACAAAGCGTGTATTGAAGCAGGGTTAAAAGAAATATATATTTTAAAAGCTGAAGACTTAACCGAGCAACAAAAAGACGAATTCATAGTTAAAGACAACGTAGGTTTTGGAGAATGGGATTGGGATATTTTAGCGAATGAATGGGACACCGACAAATTAACGGATTGGGGTTTAGACTTGCCGTTAGATGTTAGCGTTGAAGAATTAGAAGCTGAAGAAGACGATTACGAAATACCAAACGAAATAAACACGGACATAGTATTAGGGGATTTATTCGAAATAGGCGAACATCGTTTACTTTGTGGGGACAGTACGCAAGTTGACACTTGGCAAAAAGTAATGGATGACAAACTTTGCGATATGGTTATGACAGACCCGCCTTACAATATAGATTACGAAGGTAAAACAAAGGATGCTTTAACGATACAAAATGATAATATGACTAACGATAGTTTTTATCAATTTTTATACGACTTTTATACGGCATTAGGAAGTTACACAAAAAAGGGCGGGGCTTGGTATGTTTTCCACGCATCAACGGAAACCGTAAACTTTTCAACCGCAATGGTTAATTCAGGACTTTTATTAAAACAACAGCTTATTTGGGTTAAAAATTCAATGGTAATGGGAAGACAAGATTACCAATGGAAACACGAACCTTGCTTATACGGATGGAAGGAAGGAGCAGCGCATTATTTTACAAGTGAAAGGACACACACAACAGTTATAGAAGATACTATAAATGTAAACAAATTAACAAAAGACGAAATGAAAAAAATGCTAACTGAAATGTTAAGCGATAAAACAAAGTCAACAATAATACACTGCGACAAACCACACCGAAGCGCAGAACACCCAACAATGAAACCAATACTTTTATTAGCTCCATTAATTCAAAACAGTTCCAAAGAAAACGAAATTGTTGCGGACGGCTTTTTAGGTTCTGGAAGTACAATGGTAGCTTCACACCAACTTAAACGCAAATGCTATGGTATAGAGTTAGACCCAAAATATTGCCAAGTGATAATAGACCGAATGAAAAAATTAGACCCGAGTTTAGAAATTAAACGCAACGGAATTACAATGTAAAAACAGAGTTATGGAAGGAAAAAACGGAGGTACATTAAAACCATTTGAAGAAGGCAAAAGCGGAAACCCAAACGGAAGACCAAAAGGAAGTAGAAACCGAAGCACGATAGCACGTCTTTGGTTAGAAACAACACAAAAGGCAAAGAACCCAATAACAGGCGTTGAAGAAACTTTAAGCCAAGAAGACTTGGGAACTTTGGCAATGGTTAAAAAGATGCGTGACGGCGATGTTTCAGCATACAAAGCACTTATGGATAGTGGCTACGGTGCACCTGTTCAACAAATAGAACAAACAAATATTGAACAACCTTTATTTCCAGATGTTAATACGGACGACTGCAATAACTAAGATTGCAAAGTTAGACAAGCGAATAAAAATAATTCAAGGCGGTACTTCAGCGGGTAAGACTTTTGGCGTTTTACCTTTGCTTATTGACATAGCAACAAAGCACAAAAATATAGAAATTAGTATTGTAGCTGAAAGCATACCGCATTTAAGACGGGGAGCGTTAAAAGATTTTGTTAAAATAATGCGTTGGAGTAACCGTTTTTTTGAAGGTAGATTTAACAAAAGTTTATTGCGTTACGATTTTCAAAACGGTTCTTACATTGAATTTTTTAGTGCAGACGATAGTAGTAAATTAAGGGGTGCAAGACGTGATATTTTATACATAAACGAATGTAATAACGTAAGCTTTGAAAGTTACAACGAACTTGCAATAAGAACAAAAAGACGAATATACCTTGACTTTAACCCAGCGAATGAATTTTGGGTACATACAGAACTAAAAGACGAACCCGACACGGACTTTTTAATTTTAA